AAAAGTCAAACGCATAGCCATCATAATGGATGAGATTGATGGTATGAATAATGGTGACAAGGGTGGGATAAATTCGTTGATTAAAATAATAAGACCGAAAAAAACAAAGAAACAGCGATTAGAAGAAACCACTTTGAACCCCATAATATGTATTGGAAACTACCATATTGATAAAAAAATAAAGGAGTTGATGAAAGTGTGTCATGTGATTGAATTAAAATCGCCGACAAATGTGCAAATGGGCGCATTAATTGGAAAACTTATTCCAGCGTTTCAGGATGAAGATATAAAAACAAATATTGTAAATTATATTCAGGGTGATTTGCGAAAATTATCCATGGTGTATAATTTAGCTAAAAATAATGACCACATATTAAGCGCAAATGTTATACAAAATATATTCTTGAAAAAATCATATAACGATGATACTAGACATATCACAAAAAAATTAATAAATGACAGTTATTCCATAGATGACCATATTACGATAATGAATGAAACTGATAGAACTATAGTTGGATTATTATGGCATGAAAATATAATAGATGTGTTGGGAAAGATGAAAAAAGAAGAGTCTATTCCGTTTTATTTAGATATGTTGGATAATATTTGTTTTGCGGATTATATAGACCGTATTACATTTCAGAAACAAATATGGCAGTTTAATGAGATGAGCTCGTTAATAAAAACATTTAAAAATAATAAACTGTATCACGACAAATTGTTAACTAAAAAGAAAGTAAAATACAATCCAGTCGAAGTTCGGTTTACCAAGGTACTAACAAAATATTCAACGGAATATAATAACTCTATATTTATTCAAAATTTGTGTCAAGAATTGGCTATGGATAAAAATGATATGTTCTCCTTTTTTTTAGATTTGAAAAACAAGTATACCGATAGCGAAATACTCTTGTTATTTGAAAATCATGATATAACTAAGTTAGACATAAACAGAATATATAGATATTTAGATAAATACATAAAGGAAAACGTAACAGAAACAGATGATGTGGAATCCGATGACGATATTGATGAATAAGTATTTGAATATACTTGGACAAAGTATAATCAAAAATATAATTAGGCACATTATAAGTCAATCGCATAGTTTACGCTATCCCAGACACACGCTTAATCCAATTTTGCTTGACATTATGCGACACCGATGTATAATGATGTCGCTCATATTGTTCTGGCGAATCGTAATAAAGCATAAGAGGCTCCTTTCGCCCTTTATGTCCAGTAGAATCAACTACTTTAAAAAACAAGTCTTCGTCAGCTGTTCCAACAATACTATCATAATAAGCACCCGTAACAGCGTTTCTAATTCTGCTTCCATGCAACCCTGTGCCGAAATTTTCAATAGTCACGTAGTTATAATATTTCCCATCAGTCCAAACAGCATTAAATGGAAGTCTATATTTTTCATATAGTTTACCAAATCTAGACCCGTCTTGTGGTTGCTTTGAATTGATATCAATACCCGCATCCAGGTTCACAGTTGTTTCTAACAAGTCTTCGTAATACATAGTCTACTATAATAATCGCAAATGTCTTTATATCCTTTTTATTATATTTGTTTTGATTTGAGTTCCTGTAATTCCTTTGTTAGTTCTTTAACTCTTTTAAGAAGTTCGGTTACTAACATTTTGTTATCAGATAGCTTTTTATTACATTCGTTTTGAAGTGCTAGCATATCCGCTTGTGTATACTTGGGTGTATTCATTACCATGTCTTGATGTTCTTTCATGCGTTTGGCTCGTTCTTCGTCTACTATTTTTATTTGTTTAAGTATTTCGGGTTTATTTTCGGGTCTACCTGGTTCGTAGTTTTCCAAAAGAGTGTTCATATCGTGCACGTAAAATTGTTTTAGAATAGGGTCTTTAACAAAATCATCTACCGTGTAAGGCGATGGCGTAATCTTGGTTTGTTCTGGATGTTCCAACATTTGTTCTTTATTTAATGAATTATGTTTATGAGAAAACACCAAAATGGATTGTAATGGGTTTAGTTGAATTAACGGGATGGTATATCCTTTTGTAAATTTCTGTTCTTCAGACATAGCCATAGTATCGTCATATTTGGTTTGATTAAGTAATTCTTTTTTGAATGCGAATGTTGCTGCAGTGGAATGGTAATCTTTATACGGTCCGCATTGAAACACTTTATGCCTCGAATCGTAATACACATGCATTTCGGATGTGCCTGCGATTAAAAATCTTGGATTTGCTTGTAACATTTCTACTGCATGGGATACTCGTTCGGGTGGATAATAATCGTCATCATCCATATACACGATAATATCTCCTGTGCATTTGGTGTGCATTAAGTTACGTTTTTTACCTAACAGCATTTTCGTGTCATAATAAAAGTATTTGACTTGGGGTATATGTTTAACCAGGTCTTCAATAGGATCCGTTCCATCATCAATAATTATCCATTCCATTCTATCTTTAGGGTATGTTTGGTGTTCAAAACATTTAATCATAAATGGAATGAACGGGCGACGATTGAATGTTGGCGTGCACACACTAACAAATGGCAAGACATGTTTGTTTGTCTTGCGTTTATTATTTTTTCCCATAATATAAATAAATTACTACTATTTATATTAGTTTATGTTATTATTATTATTATATGTTTCTTATATTGTTTTTATAAGGGGTTATATTTGAATAATCATTGTTAGTAGGATGTTTGGGAACCATAACTTGCAAGTCGGTTGGAACAGGTGTGGGATTAACGTAGGGTTTTTGTGCGGGCGCGTTAGGTACTGGCGTTATAGGTACTGGCGTTATAGGTACTGGTGTTATAGGGTCTACTGGTGTTATAGGGTCTACTGGTGTTATAGGGTCTACTGGTGTTATAGGGTCTACTGGTGTTATAGGGTCTACTGGTGTTATAGGGTCTACTGGTGTTATAGGGTCTACTGGCGTTATAGGGTCTACTGGTGTTATAGGGTCTACTGGCGTTATAGGAACCGAAATCGGTACTGGCGTTATAGGTTCTATCGCTGTACCCCCAACATTAGTTGGTTTAGTTAATTCCCTAGGCTTATTATTTTTGACAATGTTTTTTATATTTTCGTCATCTATGGGTATTTGCGAACAAACATTGACTAATTTGGGATTTTTTGTCGCGATATCATTAATGGGTGCTTGTTTTATATTTTGATTAATTTTTAAACTAAATCCGTCATTATTCGGCAATGGCATTTCATTGGCATATAATCCCATAAAATAGGCGAATAATACGGCAATAATTATGCCTATAATAGCGTTATTCCCTAAATATTTCATACCATTTGAGAACAAACTTATAGTAGCCAGAATAAAAAAGAAATATTTTTTATAGGCGATAGTATCTGTTATGAAATCCATAACGTTTTCATTTTTGGCACTATTTTTTTGCTTGTAGGTAGCCAACAATGGCGCAATTAAGCCATATATAGTAAAAAATGGCGGAACAATAAATGCGGACAGTGACCCTATAGGAACCCATAAAAAGAAAAATAATATTAATTTAATAAATCGAATAAAGCCAATTTGGTCCATTTTTTCCCATTCTTTGTCATTATTGGACGACGCCACACGAAATAATTGTGGTATGTTCATTATATGATAAAAAATACTGATGCATATGTTAAAAAAGTATAATCCTAACCACAAAAATATTCCGAAAAATCCATATAAAACCATAATAACCGATTCGGGAAGATAACTTAAATAAAAGAAGACTGTGTTAATTGCTAAAAAATTTTTAGCAACAATGTTGTCATATACAAATGAAAAATAAAGGGGTAAGTTCGCAAATAACCCATTAGTGGGTACAGCTGATTTTTTCAAGGAACATAAGAAATTGTTATTAAAACTGTCTAAATATTCTTTAGAATTAAATACCACCTTTTGTGATAAAGTTTCGGCATTTTCAGAAAACATAGATGGTCTCATAATATTTATATCAATAGGTATAGGTTTGACTTCACGGTCAAACATGCAATACGGTGCATAATCTACATTGTCGGGCAATATATTAGATTGCGCAACCTTAGTGGTATATAGTCCGAACCCACCAATAACAAATATGACTATACCTATGGTAAAAATAATACTTAATATATAATTCGTTATGAAGCCTTTAAAATCTGGTGATTTCGTGGTTGTTCCTGTTTCTTCTGCTTTTTTTTCATCAATAATGTTGTTAGACGACATATGTTATAATAAATATATATTAAATTATTGCACTTTAAGAATATTACAATTAAGAATATATTTATGTCGCATACATTAATCCCACATTACCGCCAATAAAATTAACTACATTAATTCGCTCTTCGAACAAATGTAAATCAAAATTGTAATCATAAATTCGCCAGGTTGGCTTATTTACGCCTATAACTGTACCTGTTTCGGGGTCACATATGTTTAAACTTTGCGCAAGTGGGTCCAAAGGCGGAATAATAGTAGTAAACTCTAATTCTATTTGATTAAATCTGCTCATATTTATTGCGCCTGATGGTTGCATATCTGAATTATTAGAATTAATGCTAAAATTATAACAATATAACCCTGGGGGCGCACATCCTGTTGTACGTACATATTTTTCTATAAAATCGTATACGCCAGCGGGTTGAATGTTTTCTCTATAAGACCCGTCCAACAAAATCCCCATCGCCACAAGTATTAACTTGTCATTTTGTGGATTATATGGCTGATTTATAAGCATGCCTGTTAATGTGCCGTCTGGATTAACTCCGGGACCAATTTCCACAGGTGTTAAAACCCCATTGATACTTCTATAAACCGTATACGTTCCTGATGTTGGTGCCTGCATGACATTTACTGGTAAGTAACTGTACGGCCAGTTTGTGTAATTCGACCACTCGTTTCTTAAATTGGCGTCACTTCGTTGAAAATAGAATAACCAATTTGAAACCAATCCTAACGACTCCAATTCTATCTTATTTGGTCCAGTCACGTTATGAAATATTTTTTCGTTGACTTGTTTGATTAAATATTTTTGCTCTTGCAATGCAAATATGCGTTCTTCATCTTCAGATAAAAAGCAATATGTACAGTTTAAATGAACATCCGCGTTCCATAAAGTTCTTGTGTCCGAATAGGAATTGATTTCCATATACACGTCGGGGGGTGGCTGTAAAAACCGATAAAATTGCATATACCATGAATTAAAATTGGGTGATATGTAAGGATAATTATTAGTCGCATCAATCACGTCGCGAATTACGCATATTTGGTTTATAGGTTTAAATGTAATGTTTATGTGTAATTCATTATATTGAAGGGATGTTAATGGAAACGCCATTTGCGATTTTAATCCAAACCAACTGTTTATAGGTATATATAAAATTCTTCCACGAATAGATGGTTCGGGACCCGCTAAATCTTCCGTGTAATACGCATTAGGATACGAGTTGATACGCGAATTAGCATTAGCGGGGTCAACTAACTCGGGTACTTGTCCAATCATTTGATTAAATAATTCGCGTTTAGTAACGCTATAATCGCGTTGTACAGATGCCAACAAATAATCCCCCGAGTATTCTTGTAACGTATAATTTCCACATGTAATACTAATTTTGGATATCATTTTTGCGCCAATGTTTTCTATCCATTTAAATTCATAAGGTGCCCACTGCGCGATATTTCCAAGCCCTTGATATATAGTTTGTTCAGTTATTTGTTGGGGTGGTAAAATTCCACTCCATATATTCGGCAACGCAACCGATAAATAACAATCCATTAATAAATCCGCATATCTAGGAATTTTAAACGTAAATACGGATTCTTCGGCTAACCGTAGTGTCTTACTACCTTCATAATCTACCCTGAATTTTTGAAGCCCAAAATTGGTATATTGGCGATATGTGCTTTTAAAAAAGGATTTTGTAGGATTACCATTTAATATAATGTTTTGTTGTCCTGCTGAAACAAGATTCATAAGACCACCCGCCATATTTATAGTATAATAATATATTTTTAATTACTTATTCGTCGCAATATACTATTTTAGGAAATTAACTAAATATGTTTGTTAGTTGATTGGCGTTGCTATTGGAACAATAACAATGTTGCGCCCATTATCATTATAATAAGCAAAAGTTATTCCTTGATTAATCATGTTTACGGTAATCGCGGTCATAGAAATAATTACACTCAATACTATAAAATCTATCATTTGCTATAACAAATGATAAATTGGCTTTATACTTTTTTTTAAAAGTATATTATAATATGGATGCTACTAAACAAATAAAAGAAATGGCTACAAATGCAATTAAATCATTATCCGAATTAAAAGAATCCACATCTGTTGTATTAATATCCGTAGTCTCTCTTATGATTATTTTAATTGCCCTTATTTATTTTATTTATTATAGTAATTTAAAAAGCCAAAATTGCAAAAAAATGGATTCTATTTATGGAACATTAAATGGCAAAATCAAATCTATTGATAATTCGGAACAATTTAATTACACCTTTAAAGACTATTATATTAAGACCGCATACAACTGCTGTAGTGGTGGCAACTATACGAATGATTATGTGGGCTTATGTGTAATGAAAGATTTGTTAAAACAAGGTGTGCGAGGTCTCGACTTTGAAATTTTTTCTATAGATGAACAACCCGTCGTTGCAACATCAACCAGTGATAGTTATTATATAAAAGAAACGTTCGACTATATTAAGTTCATAGATGTTATGAATGTAATTCGTGATTATGCTTTTTCGACATCCAATGCACCTAATGCTTTGGACCCAATTATTATTCATCTCCGTATTAAAAGCACCAATCAAGCTATGTATCAGAATTTCGCGAAACTATTGGAAAAATATGACTCCATATTGTTGAGTAAAGACTATGACTCCGAATATTATGGTAAAAATTTCGGCGATGTAGAATTGAGAAAATTAATGGGTAAAGTGGTTATTATTGTAGATAGAACTAACGTAGCCTTTTTAGAATGTCCTGAGTTTTATAAATTTATTAATATGACAAGTAATTCCATATTTATGAGAGCATTACATTATTATGATATTAAATATACTACCGATATGAATGAACTCATCGATTTTAATAAACAAAACATGACTATAGGAATGCCTGATAAAGGGTCCAATCCAGATAATCCCAGTACGGTTGTAATGCAAGAAATGGGTGTTCAAATGTTAGGAATGCGTTATCAAAAAATAGACACCAATGTAGAAGTGAATGATGTCTTTTTTGATGAGAATGGTTATGCCTTTGTTTTAAAACCAGAAAAATTACGTTATATACCTGTTACGATACCATTACCGCCACCGCAAAATAAAGAGTTGGCATTTGCACCTAGGAATGTGCAATCTGATTTTTATAATTTCACTATTTAGATTTATTATTTATATGCTATGTTGCAAATTGCAATTTAGAATTTACTTATATAAATACGTATATTCTAAATGATACGCCTAAAAACATTACAAACCGACGGAAGATCTGCTATAAATGACACATATTATGTAGATAATCGTCAACGTGTTTGGTTAAAAACAGAAGACAACGCGTTTGTTAGACCTTCTAGGTATGACATATATTCTCATATATGCGACCAAAAACCCAAATATATTATAGTTATTTAACGCTGGATACAACTGAAAAAAATAGTGTCATTATATTTAGGATTATGTGTTTGTAATCCTGCAAGCACTTTGTCAAGTAAATCGTTTATATTATAATTAAACATGCGCAAAGCCATACATAAATATTGTAAAATGTCTTTATACTCTTTTACAACAGTATATTTTAGATGTAATATATATATATGAAAGACAAAGGCATATGCGATAAAAATATGACATTTAACGATTGCGAATTGGCGATATTAAGAGCAGCCGTAGATAAAGCGGAAGAACAGCAAGGCCGAAAAACCGTTAATTCACCTGAAATTAAACATATTATAGGCATTGTTGAAAACTTTTTAAGAAAAAAACAATTAATTTGCTATGGTGGAACTGCCATAAATAATGAATTGCCTAAACAAGACCAATTTTATAACACCGATGTTGAAATTCCCGATTATGATTTTTACAGTTCAAATGCACTTAAAGATGCTAAAGAATTGGTGGACATATATGCATCTAGTGGGTTTCAAGAAGTCGAGGGTAAATCGGGACAACATCATGGCACTTACAAAGTTTTTGTAAATTTTATACCTGTGGCTGATATAACACAAATTCCCAAAGATTTATTCAACAGTATTAAACGTGACGCTATTAAAGTTGCAGGCATATTATACTCGCCACCCAATTTGTTGCGTATGAATATGTTTTTGGAATTATCGCGTCCAGCTGGCGATACAAGTCGTTGGGAAAAAGTATTAAAACGTTTAACACTATTGAACAAACATTATCCTTTAACCGCTAAACAATGTGCCAACGTTAAATTTCAACGCCAAATGAATGATTCCGAATACGCTGACAATATTTATGAAAATGTGCAGCAGACATTTATTGATCAGGGTGTGGTATTTTTTGGCGGTTATGCATTATCGCGGTATTCAGAATATATGCCGAAACATTTAAAAAAACAATTAGAAAAAATACCCGATTTCGATGTGTTGTCTGAAGAACCCATGTTAACTGCCCAAATAGTGAGAGAACGATTGACCGATATAGGTGTTAAAAATGTAAAAATCATTAAGCGACCAGGCGTAGGTGAAGTTATTGCACCACATTATGAAATTAAAGTTGGTAAAGATACTATTGCATTTGTTTATGAGCCATTGGCGTGTCATAGTTATAATGTTATAAAAGATTACGGATATGACATAAAAATTGCTACCATCGATACCATGCTTAGTTTTTGGTTAGCATTTTTATATGCGGATCGTCCTTATTATGATAAAGACCGCATATTATGTATGAGTAATTATTTGTTTGATGTGCAGGAAAAAAACAGATTAGCACAAAAAGGATTACTTAAACGATTTAGTATTAATTGTATGGGACACCAAGAAACTGTGGAGGAAATGAGAGCCGAAAAAGCGAATAAATATAATGAACTACAAAATAAAAAGGGAGAAGAATATGAAGAATGGTTTTTAAGATATAGACCTAGTGATACAAATGTTGATGCAAAATCGAGTAAAAAGGCGAATACTCAAGCGAATACAATTAAAACCTTTTCCAGCAAACGAAAACGCAAAAATAAAACTAAAAAGAAGAAAGGTTTTTTCTTTTAGATATGTTTATTTTGCATCAATCTAGCAACAAACATATTTGTATCATTATTTGTATTCATATAAATATTGATGATTTCCGCAGGAGAATAAAACATATCTTCAATCATTGTTAGTTTATCCGTATCCATAGGTTCGCCAAATAAATGCACATACATTTCATTTATTATTTGACGTGATGCATTAGCCAATTCTAAGGTTACATCTATTCTACCTGGACGAATTAATGCGGGATCTAAATCATAATAATGATTGGACGATATAATCATTATTCTTCCAGGCGTTTCACGTATCCCATCCCACAAATTTAAGATATCGTCTAATGTTATAGGCGCTTCCATATTCAACAGTTTATTTGTCTCGATTTTTTTATCCGATGTGGCTGATGTAATGGTCTCTATTAATTCGTCTATATTTATATTGGCGTTAGTCGACAATTCTTCTAAATTGAGTTTGTTTTTCAGTTTAATAACCGAATTAAGCTTATCGTTGTCCTTTTCCTTCTTTTTGTTTCTATTCATAACTATATCCCCAACGCAATCAATATCTTCAAATACAATAATTTTTTTATCAAACCCAATACTACCCTTTTTATTATCTAAATTATAACGGTCTTCGAAAAATATACTGTTCAATTCAGACCGTGTTTTTATCATTTTCAAAGATATGATTACCACATGACGGTTGGTATAGTTGCCAATCGCTTTAATTAACGATGTTTTCCCTGTTCCAGGTGGTCCATGCATACCTATTCCGATGGAATAGGGAATTCCTTTATTAAAATACCATTCCTTGTTATTTAAAAAGAAGTCCAACTTGGCTATGATATTTTCCTTCTCATTAAAAAATATGTTTGCAAAAGTTCTAGTGCTTAGAAACTGAATTTCGTCCCACATTTCGCATTTACTGATTTCGTGCGTTGTTTTGCTTAATGTGTATATGTATCGTTTGTTTTCTCTGAGTTCTTCAATGGACGATTTATATTCGCGTGTAATATTATCCACAAAATTTTTAATGGTGCTTACATTACTTTTATGAGACACCAGCTGTATTGTAATTTTTTCAATCTTGTTAAATCCAGTACGATTTGTTTTATCGGGCTCTTGTGTTTCACTTTGAATAAATGTATACGCGTAAATGCCTAGTTTTTCTGATATAACAAACCGTTCCCGTTGAATTACCACATAGGTGCCACTATCTATATCTGGAATGCTAGTATTTGCTTTTATGTTGGACGGATTTTCAAATGAATATTCTTTAATTACCCTTATAGAATTGTTATCACCCACATTATTAATAATATGCGACCATAATGCACTAAATCGATCGCTGAAAATCTTGGTTTGATTTAATTTACTGTCATAAACATTACTCATAGATGCTATTTTGCCTTCATATTCAACAATATATGTATGATACATATAATGTATAAATGAGATGTCGCTCATTTTAATTAGTAATGGCATTATATTATTATTTATGTAATGACAAGCGAAAGTAATGCACGATAATACTAACGTCATAACTATCGTATCTATTGCGGAATTACCCGTTTTAATTTGATTAAAGGACATCATTTTTAATTGTAACATTAAATTCTCTATTCCTGACATGGATTAATATCATTAGCGAAATGTATTTAAGTTTATTTGATATATTATAATTTGATGCCTATTCCCGCGGTCAAATAATGCAAAATACTTTTTTTATTTTGTAATCTGCAAATGTTAGTATCTGTAATGACATCGAACCAAGTTAAGTTGCTATTTTTAACAGTATCGTGGATTTCCCCACCATAAGATATAAACCCTATAACTAACAAGGCTATAATAATGTAATAAATCACGCTTTCAACCTGGTTAATAATATCGAAATCACTAGGGTTCACTTGAAACAATCTTATTTTATAAGGGTAATTAAAAGTTATCCAATACTTATTTGCGTTGTATATATCTTGGTCTTGTTTGTTAGTTATACTTGCACCCACATCTAAATAAAAATCCTTATTGAGTTCTAAAAAATACAACACGAAAATTAATAATAACACCAATGCCGATATCGTTATGTCTAAACGCATTAATATTAAAAATCCCATAAAATAAAATATCGAGTTAATTAATTTTTCTATGGGTGGGACGAATTCCACCTTACCGGTGTCCGATATTACGGTAACTAAGAAATAAAATAGGAAAAACGAGATTACCAGTGGTAACCATTTATGTTTTTTAATGGCATTTATTTGCACACATGTGAAAATGCTTTGCCCAACATAGTTCCCAACTAACAACAAATAAAATAAAGCGAATGATTTGATTAGGTCGGCTTGTGTTTCTGAAATTTGTTGCAATAACATATACTTAGGTTATTTTAAAATTTGCTAAAATATTTTACCGTTTTTGTTAATGAATAATAAATGAAACCAAATAGGGCGCAAGTAAACACAAATCCATTAAAATTATAGTTCCCGTCTGTGTTACAGAAAAACGGCAAATAGGTGAACACCGTTTTCCTAAAAATAGGCAGTTGGAATAACAAATACAATACGGATAATAATAATGGCGCTTGTAATTCGTCATATAAATCGTCTAATGTATGTTGATTTTTTTCAGCTCTGTAATATTCGTTTATGTTATTTGTATTGCTGTCGTTTATATAATCGATATCCTTTTGCGATGGTTTGGGAATATAATTCGGTTGTATTTGCGGATCATTTGTTAGTTGCTCTGTTTGCAAAGGAATGTCTCTACTAGGTAATTGTGTTGCCCCTGCTAAACTAGCTTGTTGAATTCCGTTAACAATTTGACTAATAGATTTGTCGTCAAGAGTAATGGATGAATTGGGTGGGTGGTCTACCGATACTCCTCCTACTATTGTTCCACCAATAGAGCCACCTACAGACGCTTCTGTTGGTAAATCATGAATACTAGTTGTATTAATATCAGCCATATTATATTATCTAAAGATTCGTCAAAATGAATAATTACGCAATTTTTACCGTCTTTTTATTTGCCTGACAGGGTTTATTTTGTTTTTCAAATGTATAACATTTATCGTTAAATTTGTAAGTTTGTCCATCTATTTCGGTCAAAGGTGGGGACGATATTATTTTACAGCGTTTCCCCTTACACACTGTTCTAAAAAAGGTGGCTAACCCAATTCCCAACAAAACAGACATAATTATTTTACCAGTTTTGCTGTGTACAAATTTATCTAGATGCATTTATATACTATGTTAGTATAAAATAATATATAAATTATTGGATGGGAATAGTTTTTATAAAGAACGGATTTAGCGGACATTTCGTTTCAATTGGTTTAAATTCAAAACACTGATTTGCATTATCTTTGTATTGTGTTTTCATATAATTTTCTGGACTAGGATAAACGTAGACTGTTTTTATTTCTGGTCCGACAACATAAATGCAAAATAATCCAAGTGCAAAACTTATCAAAAAAATAGGCAACGATATATAATCACTTATCATATAACTTATATACATATTATTTTACCCTTAACTAACAATAAACCAAAAAATAAAATACTTATTCTGTTATGGTCCTTCATATAAATCATCATCTATTACAATCGTCCCCGCGGGCTTCTTTACGGTTTTGTTGCGTTTCTTTTTTGTGCCGTCGTCAGGTCTCACTTTTTCTGTTTTTCGTTTCTTGCGCACAACTAATCCGGTATCTTCGCTTGATTGGTCGTCTTTTACACCTGTTACAAATTTAACAACTGCTTCATTGTCTATCGTAAAATAAAACTCATTGCGTTCTAATAAACTTTCTAACTGTATTAGTTTATACACATTCTCTAATTCGTCGAATTCAACAACATTTACTTCATATTTCAACGATTGTATTTCTTTTATTTTGGGTATCATTTCATTTACATAAAATGAGACCGCATTATTCATTATTACTACGTTGTTAGTGTCTTCATATTCTTTAATCATTTGTTTAAAAGGCAATAGATATTCTTTAACGAAAATTTGAATTGTCTGTTTCAACAATTTGTGTTTTTCGGGATTGTAGTTACGGACAATATTGTTCTCTACATAATATCCAAGCGCACTTGTATCCATTTTCAACGTTTCTAATAAATCGTTGAATTCATTTTGCACATTCTTATTAAAAAATAAAGCATTATTTTTCGTTTTAATTATATCCAATTTCGTTTTTTCAACATCGCGATATTCGTTCGTAATTAAATCATATAACGGGCTAGTAATTGTATAAATTATGTGTATATCTAATGGACAAGGATGTTCTAAATCGCCACATTTCGCCTTATAAGTTTTCATCTGGTCATCGTCATTGACTTTAACTTCCCATATGGTACCGACATTCTTTTTACAGTTGATACATTCGGGCTTGGGTAATTTAGAATAGGCTACCCTTTTTTCTCTTTTTGACAGATTACTGGTAACTATTGGTTGCACATATTTTTCATAGTATTTTGTTTCGTATTTGTTTTTTAATTTATAATATTCGTTAATTGATTCAATAAGTGTAAAATTGTTATTATTCATTATAGAATATATTTATATATTATTCTAATTTTGGGTTATATCGCTAAAAATAGTATAACCGTGATTAAAAATTGAAATGATTA